ATATACAAGTTCATCTTCTTTGCCCACTAAGTGTCTCCCAGGTTTTGTATTTTTCCTGTTCTTTTAGAAATACTGTGTATAGTTCACGTAGTGCAGTATTCTTTTGAATCAGATCCCAGTCTGGCATGGGATCTTTTATCTCCCACCATTCATCTGGTCTTGGCATTCCAGTGCCTGGTATAAATCCTTCCGGGTTGCCACCTACAATCCATCGTGGGATGTCTGGCAAATCTCTATATCTTGCATAAACAATGCCTGCGGCACGTTCATATATTAGTGGTTCACCAGGTATTAGTTTAGGTTGCGTATTCTGTTGCGGCATAGAAGTCTATTCCTTGTTCTCGAATTTGTTTACTACCACCTAAAAAACTAAGATCCATTGCGCAGGCAACAGCAACAGGTGTAGCATGTAGTTCATATATCATGTCAATAGCCGCTTGCATTGTACCGCCAGTAGCCATTAAATCATCTATAATTATAACACGATCTCCTCTACTAATGCTATCTTTTTGTATCTCCATAGTAGCAGTTCCATATTCAAGTTCGAATGTATTGCTTACTACTGCACCTGGAAGTTTCCCTTGCTTGCGGCATAGTACAAGTGGACAACGTGTGCGATGTGCAAGCACACCACCAAAAATAAAACCTCTTGCATCCAGTCCTACAATTTTATCGCAGGGCATATATTTTAGGAGGTTATCATACATATAGTTGTTTACAAGTCTAAATCCTTCACCAGCACATAGACTTGCTGTGCATTTAAAATCTACACCCTTTTTAGGAAAGTCCTGATAACTTTTAATATATTGTTTGATCATAAAGTTACATTGCCTATATATTCAATATCACTAAATCCACTGACTTTTAACCAGGCTCTATCTGTAAAGCCTGTGTTTGCTGTACTGTGTGGAACTCCACGCCAGTGAAAATCAATGACATCACCCTTGCGCCATCCTGCCCATTGCTCTGTCCCCATTTGAAAGACATGTCCATCTTCCCAATCGTTGAGAGCAACAAAGAATCTGCGCAAAGGTTTCATTCCCACTGGCTGTAATGTTTTACGATCAAATGGAACTTGACTTAAATCTTTATGTTCTTGTAAAAAACTAGTCATTATGTCAAAATGTAGTCTTGTTATATTGTTAGGAGTTTGATAGTTAACATTTGCAGTAACATTTGTAACTTGTAACAAGTCTATCATTTTTTGTAATAAATCATCTATAGGATATTTGTCATAACTTTTATGATAACCAAATTCATTTACTTTGCCTATTTCACTTGCAAGAGTACAGTTGTTAGCATCGGGCGGTGTGTTAGGCTTGTGCCACTCCCAATTACCGCCTATATTTCCTATCAATCTATAGGGAGGTATATCTTCGTTCCAGAAGCGATTACTAATTGCATAACCGAAGTCAATACTATCATAATCAGAATTATCTAAAAAGTCTAACCAATCCTGGCATGTTTCAATCTGATCAAACAGTTCATTATAGTTCAGCATTCATTCTCCATTAACTAGGCATTGTAAACAGTGCTTTTACGCCGTTTTCTGTATGACGTCTTGCAAAAACACACCATTGTATTACGTGTTGGTCTTTATAGTGTTCTTCTATATATTCTCGGAAACTTGTTCCCGTTGTATATACATCATCTGCAATAAGAACAGGATGATGTGGGTTACCAGTTCCATATTCATTTAGTGCTTCACCTAGCGGCACACCGCCACGTGGTATACCTTCTGCTCTGCTAAAAGGTCCTTTTTGATAATCCATAATCATTTTTGCTAAACAACGCCATTCATCTGTTGTAATAGCATCACATTCAATTTTCCATGCTAGTGGAAGTCCTGCATGTGAAATGAAGTCTCCGTCTTGAAATAATAATGTCATTTAATAACTCTGTGCTAGACGCCACATCAAGTATTCTTTACTTTCGATTGGCTCATATTTTGCAGGTTCATCACGCAGATTCTGCACAATTGTTCCTGGTGTTGGATCCACAAAATGTGGCATGCTATAACGTTCTAAATGTATGTGACTGTTTACAACTCTATGTTTTGTACTTACAAAATAATCATTAGTCCAGCGTTGTAATAAGTCACCAATGTTAACAACAACACTGTCTTTTTCGTAAGGCACAGGATGCCATGTGCCTTCAAGATCCTGTACTTGTAGACCTGGGACATCGTTTATTTGCCATAATAAAGTTATAGTTCCATAATCTGAATGTTCACCTATACGCATCTGCCTATGTTCAAGTTCACCTTTGTAAGCAGGATAATGTATAACACGAGTTGTGTTAAAAGGATTCTGATGTGCATCTACTAGGGTTGTGCCTGTATCTAAAATAGTATCAAACTTTTCTAGTATTCTTATTGATAGGTTATCAGCAATCTTTACACTAGCTCTTGCTGAATTTGTAAACTCTACTTCTGTTGGCCATAGTGCTGGATCCATACGAGTATCACTATAGTTGTAACTTTCTTTCATATCAGTAGGTGCTGTTGGATCTACATTTTCCGCACCCATTACACTGTAACCTAAATTTGTTTCCTTCTGATATGAATATTTTTTCTTAACATCCAGTGGCAATGCAAAAAACTCTTTCATTTTTGTATGCCATAGATTCATTATCTGCTGATCAATATCACTCAGTGTGTTAGTAAAGACTGCGAAGCCTACAGTTGTGTAGGCCTCGCGAATCTCATCTAGTGCTGATTCACTATTGAAATCAATCACTGGGATCATTATTTTGGTACCACCGCATCAATACCCTCAACATAATACATCATTGTGTTAAGGTGTTGATCGTCAGCAACAACGCCGTCTGCAAGTTGCAACTTGCCAGTGTTGTCTTTGATAGGACCTGTAAATGCAAAGTACTCGCCATTCTCGATTGCGTCTTTGATTGATTGTGCTTTTGCTTTTACATCATCAGGCATATTTGTGAATGGAGCCATTTGCACAGCATCTTCATTCATATGACCAAAGTAGTCCTCAACTTGCCAGTTTCCATCAATAACCTGTCCAACCTTTTTAATGTAGTAAGGTCCCCAGTTATCAATTGTTGCTGTGAGTTGTGCTTTAGGAGCAAACTTAATTTGATCACTTGCCTGACCAAAACCTAACTTACCTTTAAGTTCAGCGGCTTGTAGTGGAGCAGGTGAATCAGTATGTTGTGCTACCATATCACAACCTTCAGCCATCATAACATTTGCTGCATTTGCTTCTTTGCCTGGATCATACCAAGTGTTTACCCATACAACATCAATATCAATATTAGGATTTACACTCTTTGCACCCAAGTAGTATGTGTTAATTTCACGGATAACTTCTGGAATAGGATATGCGCCTACATAGCAAATCTTGTTTGTCTTTGTCATTAGTCCAGCAATAACACCCTGCACATGGCGTGCTTGGTATAGGCGTAAACCATATGTACTCATGTTGTCATGACGCTTATAACCTGTTGCATGTTCGAATTTAACATCCGGAAATTCTTTTGCAACTTTTAGCATTGGTTCCATGTAGCCAAAACTTGTAGCAAAGATAATATCTACGCCACTACTCGCCATGTCGCGAATAACACGTTCTGCTTCAGGTCCATATTGCACACTTTCGATATAAATCGTCTCTACTTTATCTCCGTATGCTTCTTCTACCTGTTGACGTCCAATGTCATGACGGTATGTCCATCCATGGTCACCAATAGGTCCAACGTATACAAAACCTACCTTTACAGGTTCTGCAACTGCGCTTACAGTAAGAGCAAAGAGTGCCATTACTGCAATAGCAAATGTTTTAATGATATTCATTTGATTTTCCTTTCGAGGGTGTTAGGGGAATATCGTCCCCAGGCAGGATCGACTCTGCCTTTATAATTGATTTGCCAAAACCTTGACGTCTTCGAAAATATAATCTCGACATGTATTCGCTCTCTGACAGATTAGGTTCTGGAATATTAATAATATAACTTGTTGGTTGCTTTGTCAATTTGTTTCCTTTTAGAAACTCGTCGAAGTTGTATTCACAATCTACTTTGTAAGGATACTTAGCATGAGGACTAGTTGTAAATACACGCTGATAATTACGTAAAGCAAACCATAAGTCCTTGTCGATTTGCAAAAATTCTTTAGTATAAACACTGTCCACAAAGTTTAATATTTCTGATCTGTTTTTATGAAACTCTTGTTGGGCATCCCATAGTAGTGTATGTCCATCAAATTCAACAGTGCCCATGCCTGTTTTTAGATAGTGTCTAATATTATCCTGTGCTTTGCAGTATAGCCTGTTTACTAATCCTGTGTCCTGCTTTATACATGACAATAAATGATCATACATAATTCTATATGGCATTCCTCTAGTGTGTTTCCAACGAGTGTATACTTGTGTCCAACCAAAACAATGAAAGTTGTTAATCATCCAACTATACATCCAACCCTGTGCTAGTTGTTCTCTTGGCATATAACGTGTGCCTACTACAAGTTCTGCATTTTCTAATATTTCATCTTCTGCGCCACTTCCACTTACATACCCTTGTGCTATTACTGTTTCTAGTCCATGTAGTTTACGTTGTTCTGGTGTGTTAAGTTCTGCATTCTCCAACAACTGTAACAACCAACTTTCTATAGCACCGTGTTGTCCTGCTTCAATAATAGAACACAATCCGTCTGCCCAGGAATCATATGTTTCTTCTGGCAATCCTAATATTAGTTCGCTGTAACTTTGTATGCCTTCTTTATTACACTTTGCAAATAATTCCTTAAGGTTGCTAATATCCATGTTCTTTCTTTTTATGGTTTCCAAAACATTATCATCCATGCTTTGTACACTTAGCGTCATACCACGGTTGAATCCACCTGTAGTAAACTTTTTAACAATTTGTAATACTTTATCACTTGCATTTTTATACCATGTAGCATCCACTACTCTGGGGTATCCTGTAGTTTTTTGCAGACGTAATAGTTCATCTGTGATTGCCATATCACGCTCAAAGAATACGCCAAAGTTTGCATCTGCAATAGTAACAAAATCTATCTTATTATCTGCAATCCATTTAAGTTCTGCAAATACTTTTTCCAGTGGAAACTTGCGTATTTTTGCATATGTTAAACTGCCCCAATCACAGAATGTACACTGGAAAGGACAACCTCGATTAGTTTCCAGTGTAATGTTAAAAACATAATCTGGATTATTCTTAATAATGTTATCAAATACACCACTTAGCATTGGACTGGGTATTTCCAAATCATTAAGTCTTGCGCCCTGGTAAACACTGAGTGGAGTGTCTCCCTGCTGTATTTGTTCAAGTATTTGTGTAAAAGTTTCTTCACCTTCAGTGAGGCAAACACTGTCTACATATGGATGTTCTGTAAAAAACTTATGGGTAGGTTTATCTGTAACTTGCGGGCCTCCCATTACAATGAAGCATTGGGGAAACTTTTGTTTAATTTGTTGAGCAAGTTTTTTGTTGTATTCCCAGTTCCACATATAGCAACTAAAAAATGCTACATCTATACGGTTGTGTCTGGCAACAAAGTCGTCAATTGGTTCTCTGCGGAAAACAATATCAGCAAGATTATAGTTTTTGGCTACCCAGTTAAACTGTTTTGCGTAACTCCACAAACAGCCTACACTGTATGGTAACCAATAACCTTCGAGGCTACCAACTCCAAATTTAAAGTTAGGCTGTACTAGAACTATTTGTTTCATTTTCTCTATGCAAATCCAGTGTAACACAATGGTGTCCACCGCCCAATGTTCTGCTATGTCTAAGGGGAATGTTAATTGATTCTACATCATATTTAGCAAGTGCTTCTGTCAGTGCAGGTACATTAGAATCAATTAGTGCAGTGTTTGGATCGAGCATAAGAAAATTTAATTGAATATAAACACTTGCATAAGGGTAGTTAAGGAATTGTTTGTCAGGCATATGTTCTTTGCCCAACCATATAATATCCCAATCCTTAAATACTTTGGGCAAATTTTCAGGTGTAATTTTATCTTTATTTAGAACAACAAGTCCCTCTCTAACAGGAACGACTGTTGCATCAATATGAACACCAGTATAACTGTTTGTCACTTCCACTGTGTAATCAGGAAATTGTTCTTGTAACCAGTGAGCACCTGCAAGGTTGCCGCTTACACTTTCCAGATATAATAATGTATTGTTTAACCTAGACACATTTGCGGCATCAAAGAAAATACCCTGATCACGTGGCACAGTCAACACTCTGCCAGCATTTTCAAATATCCAAGGATATGCAGTATTTTCAATCTCTCTTTCAGCGTACAGCATATTACAATCTACAACTGTATCGCCCACAACCAAAAGCCTGTCACGTGGACAGTAATTGTACATACCATCTATTTCTTGAAAGTTTATATGATCAGGACGTAGCACTTTAACACCACGTTGTTCAAGCACATTACAGAAGTTATCCAAATCTTCTTGTGATTCTTCAATCACTTGAGGATCTGCAGGCCCACTAGGGACAGGAGTTTCACGCCAAAGCGTGGTCTCCTCCTGATTTCTAAACGTACCTTTTGTTGGCCAGTTAGCATCAGTTGCACTGCCCACTACAATTGTACGTAAACTATCCCATTCATTATGAGTACTAATCTTCATTAGTTGCATACAAAACTTTGCTGTAGTTTAATATTATCCATAAACTCTTTCTTAGTAGCGCCATCACTAAAGAAACTGCCTCTAAGTACAGTTGTCTGTGTTAAACTACTAGTAGCCATTATGCCTCTGTTCTCACAACAGCCATGTGTTGCTTGTACATATACACCTACATCTTCACTGCCTGTTGCACTTTGTATTTCTTTACAGATATCCATTGCAAGTTCTTCTTGTAGTGTGCCTCGTCTTGCGCACCACTGCGCTAGGCGTGTGTATTTACTAAGTCCAATTAGTGTGTCAGCGGCAATAATACCAATATAAGCAACACCTGCAACTGGCTGATGATGATGCGAACACATGCTTTTAAGTTCACTGCGCACAACAAGCATGCCATCATATCTGTCGTTTGTGTGATTAGGAAATGCAGTTGCGTTAGGCTTACTGTCATAACGTCCAGACATCAGTTCTTTGATATACATTTTAGCAAGTCTACGCGGTGTATCCTGACTGTTAGGATCATTTGCACGATCAATTACAAGTCCATCAAGTACACCCTCAAAGTTACGTGTAAGTTCTTCAATAAGTGCTTCTTTATCACCTTCATGTAGATAGGGTGCAATGTTATCGCCAGCCCAGTATCTGCCACCAGCATGTTCTATTCGTTGTTTAATAAGTTCGGAAGTCTTTCCCATGTACTAAGTTCCTTTTCTAGTTTTTTTATATTTTATGATGTATTTAGACAAATGTCAAATTCTTTTGTCCCAGTGTTTACTAAAACAAAGTCTGTTTGTTGCTCCACCGCGATTATATTCAGGATAATAATCTTCAGTGTCTATACCTAGTATGACACAATTACTGGGCACAACATCCAGTTTGTCGCACCATTTTGTCTGTTCAGATTGCCAGCGTTCATATAACCATGACTCCGGATAGTGATTAATTAACTTGTGTCCTATATCTACACCAAACAAGTTTACGTATGGATTTTGTTGATTGGTGTAGGCATCAAGTGTATCATCTGTTAAATCTCTATTGAAACGGATACCAATTCTGAAATGTTCAACAGGAAATACTTTACTTAAACTTGTAGTGACTGTTTTAATACATGGATATGAAACGTTGTAGGTTCTATTTGTTGTTAAACTAAGATATGCCATATCAACTAACACAGGGATATTCTGCTTTGTACATTCCTGCATTACAACGTCGTAATTACAGGGTATGTTACCTGTATCACTAAATGGCATACTTACTGCTACAACATCACCTGGTAGGAAAACTGGATCATCATCTATCCATGCAAAATCTCTGAATGTTTCTCTTGCATTTATAAGATGATACACGTATTCACCTTGCCACAGTCTTAGTCTACCTTCACGATATTTCATATAAAACTTGTCGAATGCTTCAGTAGTACCATTACTGTATGCTACGCTTTGATAGTCGCCAAGTCCAGTAAGTGTGTTACTCTCCTGTATCCACTGTGTATAGTCTGCTAAAAATTTTGGAACATCAGGATTAGGATAGCAGTCTACTTCATTGCGTATCCAACTTTTTAATTCTGGATCGTGTATACTCCATACACCACCATATAGTTTATCTTTTAAGTTAGGTGTAATATTCATTTATACTGTCTTATATCATAGGGTAAATTTTCATCTTTATCAAACCAGTAAAGACTTCTATGTGGAGGATTTTCAGCATCTGGCTGACTCCTGCTCTGATAGTAAAACAGTCTTATGCCCTTACGACTTTGATCTTCAGGACAGGTCATTGGATCCGGATACCCATGATATATTAGATTATGATATGTCCATACCAACATGTTTCCCCAATCTGGTTTTACACTGCTCAATAGTTTGTCATTGTTAAAGTCAAAGAAATTTAGGCAACCGCCCCAGTCTGCATCCCAGTCCTTGTTGAAGTATATAATAATACTAACTGCACGATGAAGATGTATCTCTTCGACCCAGTTGAAATCTGTATGAACTTGCAGTGTATCTCCACGAAAACTTTTCATATATCCTGCACCTGTTAGATAAGGATCAGGCAAAAGTTTTTCTACTCCAGTCAATTCTTCTAACCATTGTAAAAACTCTGGACTATGCAATGCGTATACTAGTTGTTCCTGTACTGGAGTAATATCAAGTTTGTTATATTCATACATACAACTGCCCTTGCGTGTAAAGTGTTTACCTTTATCAAGTGGCAGACTATCCAGTTCATCTGCACACTCCTGAGTCACACTGTTGGGTAAAAAATTTGGAATGTTAATTAAACCATAGTTAGGATGTTTTGCATAATTCAATTTTAATTTATTAAGATTGTGTTTGCTAAGGTTATCTAGTATTTGTTTTTTCATTTATGTCCTGTCAATTGTATAGTATAACGTGGAGTAGCACCAATGTTTGCGGCCATATGAGGAACATTATCCTGCCACATTACATAGTCTCCTGCTTTCCAGTTTACAATTGGTTCACCTTCTATTTCAAAATAATGTCCACTTTCCCAATCCATTGGAAAGATAATGACTCTAATACAATCAGTGCGCTTACAGTTAAATAATTTACGATACTCAGTAAAACTATCTGCATGTACAGGAAGTATACTGTCAGTAATCATTTTAAAATAACTTGTACCAGTGTCCTGGACACCATATTCTTTCTCAAACCAATCTATTAGTTGAGGATTCCAGGCTGGTTGTGGTTTTTTCATATCACAAAGTAATCCTGTCAGGTGTTCCTTTGTGTCAATATACCCAAGCCTTCTCCACTTTAGTGTATCCTGATCTGCACTTAGATTAGCAGGCCGTTCGTAATTTAATTTTGTAATACTCTGTTTAGTCCAAAAAGGTTCTATATGTCCTGTATGCCAACGTTTCATTTGCAAAGTTCCTCCGGATCCCAACCCATCTGATTAATTGCACCTGTTGGAAAAGTAATTACAAGTTCCCGTGTTTTATTATTTTCTTTTATTAGGATTACCCATTTGTTATTGGACAAACGTTTAGGATATTGCATTTCTGATTACACTGTATAATTGTTTTCCGCTGAAGAAATCAGTTTCAAGTTTCTTTAATACTCTGTGGATTGCTGGAACATACCCATTGTAGTTGGACATGTAGTCTTGGATTTGTCCCATAATGTTGGTTTTGTTCTCAAGATATTTATCATAATTTTCAGTCCATTCACTTGGATACTTGAATGCATCTGTCATTTCACTATAACTTAATCTATCAGGAACCATTGGGATAGCCTCTACTAGCGCACCCTCATACCAACTAATACCCAACGTCTCCTGTAAGTTTGCACTGAATACAAGTTTTGCTTCACCTAGCAAGTTATGATATTCATTTTTGCTAAGTTCCTGTTCCTGACACACTACCCAATCATATTGTGGCATGCTTTCTTTAAGATCACGGAATATTTCAGGTTGCTTCTCAGGTGCAATACGATGTGGAAACAGGATAAGGTCACGCTTTTGCATACCCTTATAGTTATCCATACTGTTGCGCAGATACTCCATGGGCCAACCAACACGTTCAGGTGGTTGTACTAAGTTGCGTATTGAAAATGTTTCTGCAAACATATCGATATGAAACTGTGTAGCAAAGAAGTTATGGTCATAGCAAGCATACATGCTAGATTCTGCATGCCTTACCCAAGGCTTATCACCTATTAATCTTCCAAGGAAGTCTTGAGGATCGTAACTGCCAGCATGCCATAACCCGCCGATAGTAATGTTAACTCCCAAGAGTTCAGCCATATACCGTAACTGAATAACAGTGGGGTTCCAAGCGTCAGTATACAGGAAATAATCACCATCATTGACTTTGCCCTCGCAGAACAGCGTGGCAATTTGCATAAGTTGATTCGACTTGTAAACATTTGTACCTCCGAAATTTAAAAATGCACCGGGTGTAGTAGATTGTGGAACATCTCCACCGCTGATAACTTCTACCTCAGCAAGCACTGCTGTATCCTGTACAAGAGCTCGTTGTAGTTGTTCCGGAAGATGTTCCTTCCATTGTTTTGTGTAGCGTGTATCAACCGCTTCGATGTCCACAATATATACTGTCATTGCTATTTCCTACCGCTAGAGTAATGTCCGCCCTTACGGTTATCCTTATATTGGCTTAGTCTAAATTTAGCATCACGCATCCAGTTTTTAGGAATACGAGTGCCCTGCTTAAATCTTAAGTATTCAGCATACCCAGGAGCATCACTGCGATATAGATCTGCTTCGTTATATGCCCAACCAAACTCTTTACAAAAACGCAGATAGTCATCCAAGTCATCAAATACTTTTACAATTTCTCTGCTCATTGGTTTCCCAGCCATTTATAGTTCTCCTTATCCGGCTCTTGGAAAGGTGACAACGCAACCGTTTTCACCATCTTCGCTCACTTCAATGTGAACTTCTCTGTTTGATCCATACTTCTTACGGATCTCTAAAAATAAATCATCTGCAATCATTTCACAGGATTTGTAATCGAGCGCCAACACCGTATCCCCGGTTGTGCCGCCTTCACTCCCTGCTTCATCTGTTCCCACACTGTACAGTCTTTGCAACCATCTGCTGAACTGGATGAATTCGATTTCTCTATCGTCGTGGAACACTTCAATTGACACCCTGAAATGAAAAATATGACGATGAGGATAGCCAAGGAACGATACATCATCCCAACCTCCTGTTGCTAATTTTGGATCATCCAATGCGGCAGGGTATTTGTGTATACCCTCCTTTTGAAATGTTACCCAAATCATACGCTTGCTTTTGTGTAGTTGTATACGCATTGCATCTTCACGCATTGCTTCTAACATCATGTTATCTGCTATACTCATGTAGTCTATCCTTTAGTATATTAAAAACGTCTCTGTGTACTGCATCACCAGGATGTGTACTAGTGTGGTTAAGCATTTCATGATTCTCTGGCAAGAAAAACCAATGATCATTGTTTAACCATTTACTATTATACTGTATTTCGTTTTGTAGTTCAATATTATTACATAAAAATACGTAGTTGCATCTCCTACTGTTCAGTACTCTGTGTGCGGCTAGAATACTATCCAGTGTGCGATCTAAACACTGTGCTGGTTCCTGATCTACATTTTCCCAATACCAGCGATCCTCGTCCTGTGCTATAGTCCGCCAACCGCGATCTCCTGCAAACATAAAAGCATAGCGAACTGGATATGTCCACATTACTACACATGTATCTTCGAACTCTACATCTGCAAGTTTTATCTGTCTTAGTATTCCATTATTGCTTGCATATCCTTGTGCATGACAATGATAATCCAATCCTAAATGGTTTGCAGTTAGGGCACTATATGTAAGCATACTTGGTGTTGGATGGGTGTTTGTTGGACAGTCGCTTAGTTCATAACCATAAGTAAAACTATCCCCGAATGCATGTAACATTAGAATTCCTGTTTCCACAAGTAAGTGTAGTATCCTTTGCCAGTAGTATCACCACCATTGTTGTCTAGTTCTTCGCCATCATAGTATACAGCATAGATTAGATCTTCTCCGTTTGGTGCTTCTGCTACTGCAAATTCAAGTTTGTTTTTAACAAACGGCAAATTAGTCTGTATAACAGTCTCAAAAAATGTTCCTTTTTCTGCACTCATAAACTGGCATATATGTTGTCCTTTAGGAACAAGATTGTCCCCATAGCCATGATCTGCTTTGTACACTTCTAATTCGTAATCGCTTTCTTCCTGTATTTCACTGATGAGATCATCTACTTCTTGACTGTCAATTACTTCTTCTATCACTGTTGCATTGTATTCTTCACTGTCAACACGATCAATACTAATGTTAGTACCATCCAAACTAGGTGCCCATGTTGCATCAAACTGATCCCAGGGCTCATAATATGTACTGCCTTCACCATGTTCGTTGTGCATAAACATCGCTTCACGTGGAATTGTTGCAGGATCCAAGTCATCAAAATCCTCACACTCTGTAAGTCTATCTGCTTCAAAATCTTCAGCATTTAGCACATAGGTTACAACAGGACCATCACCATGTTCTTCTTGAACACCGTTCCAAAATTCGTATGCCTGTTCGCTGATGTTTATAAATGATTGTTCTGCACCATATCCCCACAGTCTGATATGATAATAGAAAGGACCCTTGAAAGATTCTATTAGATCTTCCTTCTCTTTAAGAGTTGCCATTGATTTACTCGTTCAATTGTTGATTACTATATACTAATATAACACAAAACTAGAGTTTGTCAAGTTACTTCTTCAAAAAGACTTGCAAACTGTGTGCTTGCATTTACTGTCTTTTTGCCAATTGCACCTCGGCTACCAATTACACGCATCCATAGGCGACTGTGATCATCAATAAGTTGCATTTGCTTATCACGATCATCTATTTCGAATATACGTTTAATAACATCCTTAACTTCAGTGCTAGTAAAGTTATCGTCAACAAGTTCCTTAGGATAACTGCCTTCGTCATATAGTCTGTTTGTTTCCTGTACACTGCGGATGTGTGTATAAATGTTGTGATTCATTAGCAGTGCATAACTGAACGTATCCCAACTAGTCTTGCCTTCTTTACCAGTTTTGTTTACATCGCCCTGCTTGTATACACAAACATCATTTAGTTTCATATTTTGTGTAATAGGACTTGGTATCCAATTATCATACATACCTGCACAATGATCATCATATGGAGTGGTGTTATTCCAGTACGCTTTGTCATCAGGCGCATCTTCCATTGCGTACTTCCATTTGCCATTGTGTGGCATACGATAGTGTGTGTACTGTTGTCCATTACTTGTTGCTAGGAAAGGACTAGCGCAATCAAAACTAATTGTAAAGTTTTCGTTGTACTGTTTGCGTACACCACGTTGAATAGCAGTAAGCACACCTGCCCATTCTAGTTTGCCTGTACCCAAAACATGCATCCAATCATGCATACCTTTTTCGAGTAGGCCGTCATGCATTAGTGTTACTACACGTTTAAGGATAAGATGCACATCACATGCGTTTTGTCCGCCCATTGCGTAACCATTAAAGTGTCCGTCTGGATAAACTTTTGGATCACCAAATACTTTCATTTGATCATACCACAAGTCTGCTTGTGCGTGATTCTCACCCTGCAACACGTTTAAAAACTTACAACGTCCGTCTCTGTGTTTAACAAAGTATTCATTGTTGTATGCTGTAGCATCTGCCGCTTCCTGATATGAACTAATTTGTGCGGCTTCTGCACCTTCAGGAGAACGACTTAACCATGCAGGCACGTCCAGGATCATACCATAATCCATAAACTCATCCATCCACTTTAGCACACCATCACGTTTCTTTTGTGCGTTAGGACAACCACTGCCTGCTTTCCAGTCACCAGGCCATTTACCCTTACCAATCTGAAAGCCGCCACTGTCCCCCAGCATGAAACTGTTATTGCGATTACGTTCACGATACATGCGCTCACGTGGCAAGTCTTTGTCAATATCCAGACTGCTATGTCCTGCACTGTGCAAACTCCATTTGTAAGTCCACAGTGCCTCAGGTTTGAGATAATCAAGTCCCTGTGCATTGTCTCCCAGTACATCCGGAATACGTTCTGGTAATACACTGGGTGCGTTTGTGCCAGCACTATTGTATGCCTTGCCTATTACATTTACATAGAATGTACTTAGTGCAGGCAGAAATACTGCATAGTCACGTTGTAGTTGTGTTAAATCTGTAGGTAGTGTCATGCTTTAAACTTTGGTAATTCTGTTAGTAATCTAAAATCTTTACTGTGTCTATCTTTAAGAATTTCATATATATTTTTATCTTTTAATTTTAAACGTAATTTATCGTTAATGTCAAGTTTTGTTTTGTTATTGAATTTAGGATTAATAGGGTCTTTCCAATTATCAAAATCTGCTGAATACCCTGATTTGCGTATCCATGTTGCAAAATCTGTGTAAAATTTTTCTGCGGAAACTTCTGCGCTGTTACTATCAAGATAAATGTATTCGATGTTAACTGCATTTCTTACAAATCTGTGCTGATATTCCGTATGATCATCATACACAGGATTTTTGTAAACAGTTTGCCAAAATGTTGTAGTATCAAGCATTTGTATAATAGGTTGATAATGTGACCAACATTCGCTGAATCCACTTATCCAGCGTTCTATAGGATCTCTTAGAATAACAATTTTTTTAATACTTGGTGCACGTTTAATACCATCCATTAATACAGGATCGCAAGTAGCACTCCAGTTATTATCGTAAAGAACTTTTTGTACAAAACTACTAGCACATTTAGGTATGTCGATCCAAGCATAACATAAACTTGGATCAATCATAACCGGATATGCACTTGGACAAAAGTAATCTACATCAACAGTCATTATTTACTTTGTGCTGGAAGCAGATAATGATATTCTGCTAGTCCACTGTCAACGACAATCTCTGCTACACCATCATCACTAAGTTTAAACTGTGTATCTCCACCGAGACTAAGGATTTTGCTAACTTGTTCTACAGGCCATGCCCAGCCTTTTGTTACACTACCAGTTACATCTGGTTGAAACACAAAGTTTCCTGCATGTGTGCTATGGTCACCGAAGTAAAACTTAAGATCACCATCTTCTGTCTTTGCAATAAATGTTGTCTCTTCACTGTTAGCACTGATCATAAACTTAAAACGCTGAATACTTGCAACTGTAGGTTCAAACTCAATACCCCAGTTCACTGCTCGCATCTTTACAGTCTTAAGTTTTTCGTTGATAATCTCGCTTGCCATAAAGCGATAGTCATTTTTAAAGTCGCCACTTGCATTTTCAAAATGAATACCAACAGGCACTGTTTCACCATTGCGCTCCTGTGTATTAATACTAATGTTTGCGTTTTCCGCATACTCCGGAATACGCAGGATAACACCCAGTTTGTCCAAGTTGGGCATACCAAATGTACCCATAAAGTCTGCTACTGGTGTCTTTGTAGTTGCTTGTAGGATAACACTGCGATCCTCTGCAAGTCCTTCAATTGTTGTGGTTTTGTCTGTGCCTGTAACTTTTACAAGACTAATGAAGCCAAGCGAATATGTATGCTTAACTATGTCGAGTAGATAATCTTTCATAAGGATGTCCTTTGCTTTCTATTGTGCCTATATTATATTTAGATTTTTGTTGGAAGTCAATATTATTTTTGTTTATTACGTCTACGCTCATCAAGCGGACTTTCAATTGCTACTAGTGGTGCGCTTAATTTATCACTAATAAGGTTACCATGTTTTTTGCAAATCATGTAAGAATGCGCACCGTTACAAACATTTGCTTCTTTTACTACTTCGAATCCTAACATCTCTGCCATGTGTGTTATTAGTGTTTTAGTGTTATATGCTCTAAAATTATTAGCACAAAAGTCTAAACTTGCAACATGTTCGCAATCATTGTAAGTAAAGATGTAATGCCCGCCTGCCTTTAATACATTATGCACTGCTTGCATTTCTCTCTTAATTGGCTCCATTGGCCAGTAATCATAACAATTAACACTAACTGCAATACCAATATGTTGTTGAGGCAAATGTTCAATCCTATCATATTGCATAAGACGTCTTTCGCTGAAAAACCTGTTAAAGTTATTAGCAACTTGATCTTTATCTATTACATTGCCTCTGTACAGATACAGTGGATCACATGCTAAGAATGCTCTTGTTAGATATCCATTTGTAGGGTTAAGTTCTAAACCTGCCCAACGCCAATCACTGTAGAATCCTATTTCGTTTTTAAGTATTTTAATAAATGTAGGATCCAAATGATCCATACGTTCATTCATTAGTTGCGTATCAATTTTAACACTATCGAAAGTACTATAGTCTCTCTGAAGTATGTTTACTTCTTCTGCCCTTAGTAATTGCTGTGTGTTATGATTGATACTTTTCCAAACTTCATCATGCTTTACTTTAAGATCACGCATCTCTTGAACTATGTCAATTAGTTCTTCATGCTTATGTTTGTCCTGAAAAAAACGTTGCTGATCCTGAAAGTAAGATTGCTGTGTTTGTAGTGTACTCTCGACGTCTAGTGTATACTTGCTATTATCCTTTAGCATCCGGGTAAGCAATATCATTTTATCAACTAGTTTCATCGAAATCTCCAGTTGTATTTATATGCGTATATTATTCAAAGGAGAATAAGTCGTCGAATGTGTTTGCTGTATTAGTTGCACTTTGCAAGTCCCAATCCAATACATCAAGTAAGTTTCCTATTTTCTGATCAACAATAGCATTACTCATTGCTTCATCATCAAAGGGTAAGTCTTTGAACCACTGTGGCAAATGTGTCTGATCAATAGGATAACCTACACTTGTATATCCTAGTGGATTAGGTTTTAGTTTACAAACAATAGTTTTAGCACCATCTACAATGCTCATGCTGTATTTGTCACTGTTCATCTTACACAGATTGTTCCAGTTCATTGCCGCACGTACATGTCCTGGCATGTTTGCTTTGCCAAGACGCTTCTCTTCATTTGTAAACTTTGTTAAGTTGTTAACACGCTTGGGTGTGCCTTTTTCCCAGCCAGGACGTTCCTTAAATGCATACTTAAACTCCTTAATCTTTTCAACAACAAAATCTTTTTCCTTGCCTGTAAGCACATCAAGTAGTAGTTCACTTAGGAAGTCCTGCATAAAGCGAGGAGTATCACTGCGTTTAAGATCAAGACCCATTGCTTTTACTTTTCCAGGCTTGCCATCCATGTCTAAACGGAAACCTTCAAGATCATATATAAGTGCCGCATAACGCTTCTTTGTAATGTACAAGCCTTTACTTGCTACTATCTCGCGGCCGCCCTTAATTATTTCTCCGTTCTCACGTGGTGCATGAAATGCACGTTCCATAAACACAGGAAACTCTTCATTAACTTTGTCAGCAATGCTGTCATACAATCTAGTTGCAATATCCTTGCCCCATTCTGCACGTCCTGAACTTACTTCTTCTTGCATAACAGGCCATGCACTGAAATATACACTATCAGTATCGCCATATATAATACAGTCGCCTGTGTGTTCTTCCTTACCTGTAAGTATACCATTAACAGTTTCAGCCATGCGTTTTGTTATACAGCGTCCTGTAAGCGTTGTGCTTTGTCCTATACGAAAGTCATAGAATCTACAACCTGGATTGAGGATAGCACCATACAAACTATTCAAGTTAATCTTTTTAACTAACTGCCGCTTGTCCCAGTATTCAACTTCATCTGCTGTACCATTATCCTTAACACGCTTTAGTTCTTTTTGCATGTCTTTACGTTCTGAATACCAGCGTTCAAGTAGGCCAGGCACAACACCCTTGCGTTCATATGTAAAGATAGTACCATTAGCACTTAGTGTCCAGGGCTGGTTACTATCGAATACTAGTCGCCATACATCATGTGCGCTTAGTGTATCACTGTCACCATTTTCCCAGTCAATAGTAATTTCTGTGCCACGTTCCATAGCCATTACTGCTTGATATTCTCGACTGCCGAACTCGCCTTCCCACGCCTGTGCAAAACTTGTGCCAGTTGCAGTCTTTTCACGTAGCATATTTTCAGTCATTGTTTGACGTAGTTGTCCAACTACAGTTTCTGGACCCATGTTTAGCGCACGAATAACACTAGGATATAGACTGTTGATGTCAATAGCACCTATCCAGTCATGCATTCCTTTCTTAGGATATGCAACGTAAGCACCTGCGGCAACTGTCTTAGGACCATCATCTCTACTTTTGCGGTTAGGCACAACCATGCCACGTGCATGTGCGTCATTAATAATTGCTTGTTCTGTCACAGCAACCGCACCCATTGTTGTCATTATTAGCACAGTATTTTCATGTGCAAGTACATTTGCCAAATCAATGAAGCGTAGTTTTTTGTCCAGTTTGTTTAGCAGTAAAACGTCCTGCCTATTGTATTCAATAAACTTTTCAAAGTCCTGATTATACAACTGATCCAGTGTGCCTTCATAGGGTGTTTTACGTTCATCTAGTTCATATTCACCAATAGCATCCAGACTATAACTGTGACGTTCTTCATATGTATACTTGCGATACAATTGCATGTAGTCCAAATGTACACGCCCTACTAGATCAAATGTTGATTCTTCTTTTCCGAACCTATCAAATGTACGCTTCCGAGGCTGTTGTCCGAACAAACAGAAACGCCTCAAGTCCTCTTTACTTAGTACACGAGTAATTCTGTTGAATGTATAGGGAATATCATATCCTTCACTGTTCCAACCGCTGAGGATATCTGCATCATCTATTAAGTCAATGAATGTGTTTAACAGTTCACCTTCATCAGTAAACAGAAATGTATTATCAAAACCTTTACATAGATCCTTTGCAGTTTCCATTGTCATACCCTTGGGAGGCATAGCAAGTGTAACTAGTTGTTCTACCCAGTCCAGATATACAGTAATAGCAGTGATTGCATTGAAAGGATCTTCTGTAGGCGAATATCCACGTTCACTATCAAAGTCTACTTCAATATCGAAAAATGCTGTTTGTAGTTTAGGTGCTTCTGCACCAAGATAGTTCTCTTCCAAACAACGAAATACAGGATTAATATCGCTTTCATATAGTTTTTTACCGCTTTGTATTTTTAGTTCCTTGTGAAACTCTTTGCTGTTTCGTGTAGCAAAACGGCTTACTGGTGTATCGAAAATTGTTTTGAACTTGCCACGTGGATCATCATAATAGAAAACATAGTTCGCAGGAAATTCGCGATACTCACGTTTTCCGTTTACACGTTCCACAACGTGTATGCGATCATGTTCTCTATCAAACCAAGCGTCTACAAAACTCATGTTCTACCTCTGTACCATTTATATAGTCCCCAGACACTCATTGTTGCCCAGAAGATCTCTAGTGTTATATTAGCAAGAACTGGCTTGTAATACAAGTTTATTCCTAACAGTATTGCAACTAAAAGGTTGTAAAAACTATACCAAAATCCTTTTGGATCTATTCTATCTGTTTGTAACAAGAAGTATGTAAACACAAGCAGGAACATTCCCGATTGTCCTACAAAATCACTCCAGTGTAGTGTATAATAATCTACCATATACCTGCTGCTACTCCGTATCCAAACACATTTATACACGCAAAGTAGAAAGTAAGTAGCATTATCCACGCCGCTCCTCTACGCCAACTTGCGTACAGTTGCGTTATGCTACCCACAAAGAATCCTGGATATACAAGTAACATATTTGGATTGTCTGCATTGATAGCAAGAATTAGACTAGCGCCTACTGTGAACACAAAACTAATTAGTTCAAATAGAAATGCTACTCTATCGCTTGTGTAACTTTTAATCCAGAATTGTTTAACTGATTGCACTTATATCTTGCCTATTGTAGCAAGGATATTTTCAAGTTCTGTATAATCATCAGTAACTTTTTCGAAGTCTGCTTTGTATGCTGTGCGCATTGCTTTCTTTAGTACAGTGGGTTTGATCTGCATTTCTTCTGCTACTGCTTTAATTGTATCAGTTAAACCAGCATTAAGATCATCAACTTCCTGCATTACAGTAAGGCCTTCATTGACTAGTTGTGTTAGTTTTGCTTTCTCTTCGCTTGAGAATACTCGATCACTCATGTGATTGCTCCTTTATTTTCTTCTATATAATACGGTAGTTTTGTCTTAATGTCAACATTTTTGTAATGATCTATGAAATTATCTTTGTCTTTTGCGCTTGGACAGATACGACATATACTGTGCGGCTTACCAAAGTTGTCTGCAAAGGCCTGCATATTGTCACCAGGATTGTGATCATGTCCTAGTGCTGGTAACCAGTCATCGTAATTAGGACGATCAAATCTTTCCAAAAGATCTTCAATGTGTGCAAGATGTCCGCACTTGTATATTTTACCCATATACAATAACGGGCAACGCTGTTGGCAACATTCCTTAAATGCCTCTGCAGGATTATTGTTAAAAGGAGCCATGTTTTCATAATCGCCTTTAAACATTATCATAAATGTTTCAGGCTTAGTAATCTGAAAACGAAAATCTGTACCACGTTCACGCCAACGTGTAATACCAAACTCTGTCACTTGCTCCCAATCGAAAGTATTGAATATCCAATCAATAGCATCCTGCAGTGCAGGTGTGCTTACATGTTGTGTAATCTTAAACACTGAATTGCCATGCTTGCGTAGTGCATGAAATACATTCCAGTTCTTTTGTAATAGTGTACCATTTGTAACAAAACGCTGTTGACTATGTGGCAGCATTTCACTTACACCTTCAATCCATTCTTGTATGTTAGGATTTAGTAGTGGTTCACCTCCCATATAACCTATAGCAGGAAGTTCAACATGTTCTAGCCATGGCTCTAACCAACTACGTCCCTCTGCCCATGTATGATATCCGCTCCATTTTAAATCGCTAAATGTTGTACAACCTTTACAACTAAGGTTGCATGCACGATTCACTTGCATTTCTAAAAATGGAATAACAGGTTTAGACATTCGTCTATTATACTATATGTGCTGGTGTATTTCAACAACTAAATTACTTGTACCTTTGATTAGTCTGTGATACACTGCTTCAGGAATAAAATACTCTCTGCCAGGCACAAGCGCCATAGGCAACCTATTGTCTATTTGTAGACTCCAACCCTCACCTTCTAACACACGAACTGTACGATCTTCAGCGTCTCGATGCCAGCACAAATCACTGTTATCTGCGTCTTCTGTAAATGTTCTGTGTTTAATGTTAGGTGCGACTTGTGTTTCCTGGTAGGGTTTTACCACCATTGTCCGCCCTTGACTCCTAGTGCTTTGTAGCGTGGGGTGCGACACGCCCAATAGCCTGCTTTTGTTTTGTCGTTCTTTTGTTTACATTTATGTCTTGCAACAAACGATTTTACTGCACCTGGATTTTTTGCTTTAGTGCTAAGTCCTGTAGTATCGCCCCATGAAACTTTGATGACATTACCCTTCTTGTTCTTCACGTATACATAATACTTCTTAGGGCCGCCACGCTTTGGTGAATTTAGTTTTACTTTACGTCCACGATACTCTGCTTCTTCAAGTTCTTCAGTTTCTTCAATAGGAACATCTAATGGTACACGTTCACCTTCCACCATAATACATTCACCTATATCAGTAGTAAGCATCTCTTCGTCAAACCAGTCAAGTTGTAAGTGTTCCTGGACTGCACGTACTTGACGATAAAACTCAGTAAATGCTTCACTTCCTGGGCGGAACATACATTCTGTAAACGGAACACCTTTTGCAACATGCTCACGAATAGCGTTTTGTACATCCTTAAACGTACTTTGTGTTAAACTTATTTTTTTATTATTGCCTAACGTATAACTGATTTTATTTTGTTTTGAACCATCATAGCGTTGTTTGTTTTGAACACTAAAACCAGCCATCTTACCCCCAACCGTTTTAGTAAAACCAGTTTCAGGACTACCTTTTACATCAATTGAAGCACCGCTTCCTGTCTTGTATGTTGCTTGTTGATAACCAGGAGTAGAATCGGGTCTGAATGTTTGTTTTGCTTGCAATCCGCCTACTTTCGGTGTTTGCACACTGCGCATAACACCACTGCGATCTTTAGTAACTGTGCCCATGTCACTGCGTGTCGTTACTCTGTTTGCTGGTTTGTTAACAGTAGTAGTAACACCTTGTGGGGTAGTGGTAGTAGTTGGTTGCTCTAGAATAAAATCGTTTGCTCTCATTACTTGTTACTTACGTTCTTTGCTTTACCCCTACGATTCTTTTTAGGGTCTTTTCTGCGTTTTCTTCTTACTGCTCTAGCAATTGCTTCTTTACCGCCACTTGCTCTAAGGCTTGCTGCTTTTGCTTTTGATAAACATTTTGGTTTGCCCTCGCCAGGCTTCCTGTCTCCACACTTGCCTATACGATTGCCTTTTGTGTCGTAGCGATCCCAGCCGCCACCACCTGCGCCGCCTTTTTTGCCTTTGCCGAACCATGCTCTCAGATCTTCATCTAGTTCAACTAACAGCATTATTTTTTCTTCTTACTTTTTCCCCAGTTAGCGGCACCAACTTTGCGGCACTTAACTAGTGCGCCTGATGCATATGCACTGGGCCATACTTTATAGCGTGATTTTACTTTGTGATAGCAAGCGTCTTTCTTCTCTGCTAGTACGTCAAACTCTTCTTCAGTAATTGCTTGTGGTTCTGAGCTTTCTTCTGAACCCATGCCTTCTTTAATTGCACTTTTGTACATACTTACTGCTTTGGCAAAGTTTTCATCTGTCATTAAACGTTTTGTTTCAGCGTTATCCGGATTGTCTACCGCCATACGTACACTGTCATCATCCACATTATTTTCTTTTGCAAAGTCTCTGTATGCTTGCATCTTTTTAGCATCTATTTCACGAGCTTCATTTGCTTTGAACAAGTCAAGTTGTTTTGGAATCTCTATAGTTTTAGGTTTTTGTTTCTCGGCCTTTTTATCTTGTAATTTTGCTAGGGCACGGAACATTGCATCGTTGCGTAGACTTGCAGTACTCTTATATTCTTCTATCTCTTCTTCAGTAATACTTTCGTTTGCATTTGTAAGTGCATCCATTGCACGTTTCATCATTGCAACATTTTGATCAACTGAAAAACGTAAATCATTATCAGCACTCTTTGCAGCAAGTTCGTTCTTGGTAAGTGCAGTTAACTTCATAGCCTGTTCCATCTTATCGCCTCTGCCCATTTGGACATCACGAACAACAGATAAAATTTCATCCTGTATTTTCTTACGTTCAGGTGAAAAGTTCTTTTCAATCATATCTATTGTTTTGTTTAAGGCTTCGTTCTCTCTGAACTGACTAAAACGCATTGCTTACTCCTCGGGCATTTGTTCTGGTGTTGAACCTAATGCATCCATGTGTGACTCATCACACTTCATATATGCAACTTTTAGTGCTTCACGCATGTCTGCAAGTGCTGCTGGATCACCACCTGCTTGTGCAATCTTCTTTTCAAGCATGCCACCTTCACGCACCATGTTTTCCATTGTTTCAATTGTTGCAGACATCTTTTTAAAAGCACGATCACAGTATTCATATTCTGCTGTGCCTTCGTCAATCATTGATTTCATTTCATCAACTTCAGCACCTAGGGCACGTTCTGCTTTCATAAACTTAGCAAAACGATCCTGCATTGTTTCTTCAACTTCTTCTTCTTTTGCTTCAGCAACTGGTGTGTAAGGATTAGCATCCTGGATCTCATTAAATTTGTTTAACAAACTTTTTGTCTCAGTGATCTCTTGACGCTTTGTTACGGTTTCTTCGCTAGGAGTAACATCAACTTTTTCGTCATTGTTAATAGCGTTTAATTTTTGTACTAGTGATGCAAAGTCTGACATTATTTTTTACCCCATTCTGAAAATTTACTGTCGCCCATCATTGCTTTCTGATTTGCTTTTGCTGTAGCAATACTGTGTGCCATGTTAGGTATCTTTGTAGTATCCTGTGCCATACTACGTGGACGTGGTTTAGGAAGTGCCATTTGGTTTGCAGCTTTCTGTTTCGTTACTGCGCTTACTGCTGGGCCTTTTTCTGATTTATCATCTTTTGGCAGTTTAGCAATAATGTCACCAATTACATCTTTGCTTGATTTGCTTCCCATGGTTCCCATGGTTCCCATGCTTTGCTTTTTGCCTGTGCCTGCTTTTCCTAACTTAGCAATAATGTTACCAATAACATCTTCGTCCTCTTCAATTTCTTCTACTTCTTCTTTTGCAACAGCGATGTCGTGATCACCATCGCCATCAAGATCAACTAGCATCCAGTTTTCCTGCATGTGGTTCATACTGTCATACTCACAATCTGTAGTAGGCTGTCCTAACATATCACCACACACTTTACACTTTAGTGAACAAGGACCACTGTTCATCATGCCTTCTTCAATACTTTCGTGTACTTCCTCAATAGGCTCTTCACTTTCAGGCATTGTCATAGCGTCTGTCATATCACCAGCAACAGGAACAACTGCTAGTTCTACATCTTGCATCTTTTGACCTTCCATGTAATGTTTTACACTGCCCAAGTAATCTGCGGCTTTGGTAATTTTACTTGCTACCCAACCTTCAATACCGTCCATTTCACTGTGATCTTTTAGCATTTTGTGAATGCTTACAGCATACTTTGCACTCTTGTATAGATCTGAACGTGCCATTTGCACTTCATGATCTTTTTCAGCCTCGTGTGCCATGTCACCCAAGCCTTCGTTAAGTTGTTCTTTCTCAACGTTTAGTTCTTCTAGTTTAGTAATAATATCACGCATTGTTCTGTTCCTGTAATTGTGTGTGTGAGTATTTATCGTTTTATTATAGGTTGGTTATAAACAGAGTCTTTAATTTTCTTTTTGCGTTTTTTATTTACAGTGTATCCAAAAGGATCTACTGCTTGACGCTGTTGTTTTTTAGTAGTGCCTGGTGTCATAGGGAAACTTACAGCAGCAAAGTTTCCACTTCCAATACTAGTGGCATCTTCTTTAACTATTTCTGTAATTTTCATATGGTTTCTCCTGCCAGTGTGTTTCTTCAATCCAAACTTTATGTTTAATTGTACCGGGTACATTTTCTATTTTTACATCGTAATCATCACGATCTTCAATTTCCAAATACAACATATTCCAGCATTCATTAATTGTTTCGTTTGACTCATAACCTTTAGGACATGTATAAAAGCGTTCAGTCATAAGTTCATCATTGATATACACTCTATATGCTGTGTCGTTCTTTTCACTTTTAATTTTTGCTCTTATAAACATTAGTCCCTCATGTTAAATGCAAAACTTACTTGCCTTGCTAGTTGTATTCCTCTGTCTCTAACAGACTTTTTATCGCTCTTTTTCATTTTATTTGCCTTAGCACGTAAACGTTTTAAATCTGTCTTGCTAAGTTTTTCACCGGCGCCTTTGCCCAAATAACTTGCGGCCTTTCTTTTTAAACTTCCGGGACGGCTGCCTGGTTTGCTTGTTCTTTCTGCTACATAATCCTCAGTTAGGTTCTGCAGTTCCTCCATCAGATTGTGTATTTGTTGGTTTTGTGGCTGATCGTTTTTCATCGTTCTGCTCTTTTTGTTGCTGAATCCACGCCTTCGCCTTGGGTTTGCTAGGTGGAGTGTTTAAAAATCTTTGTGTCTCAACGTACACTTTGTCAAAGTTTTTCTGTCTATCAAGGTCTTCTAATCCTCCACTGTTATCAATAATATGGAAACGTCCTGCACCAAAAATCTGTTGAAATTTCATTAGATTTTGCTGTACATCGTTCCACAGTTGTTCTACCTTTTCAGGTTTTAGTGTGCGTTCTCTTTTTAAGTTACGCTGTTGCGCAACTTCCAGACTGGTGTTAACATAGATCATACTTAGATCATATCCAATGGCTCTAAGTTTTTGTGCCATAACTTCATACTTGCTTACATCTCTGCCTGTACCGTCGATGACTAAACCTAAGCGTCCATCCAAGTAAGTTGCTTCACGCTTACGGGATAAACCTTTTGCTTTGTCACGAATTTCTTGGCCCTGGGGTGAAAAAATAGTCTCAGGATCCAGAGAAAGACCCTGCTTTTTCATTAAAAATTCATATACTTCGTCGCTGTTAATACTGCGTAGTCCTGTGCCGCCTAGTATCTTTTTGGCAACAAAACTCTTGCCACTGCCTGGTCCACCTGCTAGGAACACTGCTTTAAATATGTGCGGATCGTTTACACCCTCATCCATCTTACTGCCTACTAGCATGCCTCTTGCAGGATGTGGACTTGATCTGCCACCTGGCTTTGCACTCTTTGTAAACTTTACATTGCCTCTAAGTTGGTCCTTAGTTTCCTTCATTAAGTCCTGAATTACTTTTAAACTTGCAGGGCCTTGTGGATGCTTAGGGTTTACGCCTACACGTTCACCGTTCATTAGATCTGCAACATTTACTGCTTTGCCTATTCTATCCAGTGTTTGATGTAGTTCATCCTTGCCATCATATGCAATCTCATATCCAGGTTTGCCACGAACTTCCATACGTTCGCCAGTTTTAGTGTCTTTAATATGCAGCACGGCATCAAACTTACCACGCTCCAGTTGTAATACATAGCCTTCATTAACTGCTTTTTTACTAGCAACAAATCTTTCGCCTGTATCTTTTACTTCTATATTTGGAAAAAACTTAGCAAAGTCAGTCCATATTTTACGACCCTGCGGAGTCTGTGAATCATCACTGTATAGAGTGCCAAACTTATCAACTAGGTAGGCATATACTTCTGTTGCACGTACTTTACCATTACTGCGCACATTACCCACTGCAATGCCTTTATCCATTGTGCTATAAGCCACATAGAACACAGCGTCATCATACCTATCCACTAGGAACATTAAAGTATCCGGTTCTTTTGTAAAGGTTACTACTTTGTATCCCTTAAAGTTTCCTTGTTCTTTACGACCACCTATTTTATTGGGTGCATGATCTTTATAAAAGTAATCAATACTCTGCTGTAGTTTTTGTGCATCCAAGTTCATGCTGTCTCTGTCTTTAGGTGCTTCTGCAAGTACTGCAATTTCATCTGGTACTTCAAACTGCCATACTGTTGCACGGCCATCTTTTGCCATCATAGCAGTAAGTCTTGTGTTACCGCCAATTAGTTCTTTGTATCCATCACTGTATACAGCAACAATAGGCATCTCAACGTTGCCTTTTTCTAATTGTGCTAACGCTCTTTTTTGTTTGTTTGGATCCAACGATTTGAAACTATCAGGATCTGCAGCATCTGTGTTTTCAATATCACTTGCGTCTGTTATCTGTACTGCTTTGCCAGTTTTAGCAAGTTCAATCCACGCTTGTTTACCAATCTTTTGAAACTCTGGATAGCGAGCCGCTTCGTCCCATTCTACATCAAACTGTGGCTTAACAAATGATTCTGCTACTCTTGGCTTCTTAGGATTTGTTCTTTTCGGTAGCACTTGCTGTGAAAATTTTGGTTTCATAACAGGCGTTTGGTAACTTGCACCTGGGCCTCCAGTTGCATCTGCTTTGTCTTGTGCTGCTCTAGCCTTATCGTACATGTCTTTGTACGCTTGTGTGAAAACTTTTAGTTCTCTTTTGTCTTGTTTTTGATATGGATTCTCTAGTCCTGTCATGTGTGGCTGTACAGTCAAACGCTGAGTTGAACCTTGTTCTTCAACTGACTCGCCTTTTTTCTTACGCCCAGCACAGTGTGCTTTCTGACTGAAGCCTTTAGGATTGTTGCAGTTTATACTGCGCTTATACTTTTTACTCCATTCATCATAAAGTTCTGTTTCTCTTATAGTTTCATCATAACGTAATTTGCCAGGTGTACTTTTCTTTACTTTAAGAGGACGATGTGGAAAGATCCCCATTACTAGTCCACTGCTTAGTGGTACACCTATACTACCACGTGTTTCATCATAGATGTCCTTGTAGTAAACTTTCTCAAACTGATTTACTAAATCATACAATTCGTATGCAGGCATGTTTACTCGGTACACGTTTAAATCTGTACCTGTGTTTACTGCAACCAACCATCTGTGATGTCCATCAAGGATATAGTCATCGCTACTAACAATAACTGATTTGGTGTTTGGCCCTTGAGCAATGTTCTTCTCCATTTGTTTAATGATGCCTTCATCGCTAAACTGGTTTTGCATTGCACGTAGTTCTTTTGCAGGAATAGTATCCTGTGTGAATTTTACACCATTCTTAGTGAGAAACTTTATGAACTCTTCATAGTCTTTGCTCTTTATTTGAGGCATAGCCTTACGCTTGATACCCAGTGTATCCTTAGGATCTGGCTTTTCAATGCGTAGTTCATTCATCTTCTTAGTTTTCTTTTTCATAGCATTGATGTACTTGCGATACACTGCGGCAGCACTTACTTTGCCTGCGGCCTTTGCTCGCTGTTCCATTGCTATTGCTGCTTGAATTTTGTGTGCGTGTTTTTTGCCACTGCGTTTAATTTTGTTTACACTTGCTTTTGCATCTGCTACTGTAGCAAACTTTAGTCCATGTATTGTACCGCGAGGATTTTCGTCTGTATACAAGTCACTGTGTTTCTTACTGCCAGCCTTTTGTCCTTTTTTGCGTGGTATACGTTTTCCTTCTGCCATCATTAGTGCGGCACTAGGAATAACACCTTTGTATGCCAGTGTGCTGTCATCATCTAGTACATTTGGATCATCTTCTAAATTATCCATGTCCAGTTTGCTAGTATCAACAGCAAGCACAACAATGTTGTCAATGTATTCATCAGGCACTTCTTCATTTGCTTCTGCATGACTTTCTGCAACTTCTGGATCTCTAGCAAGATATACATATCCTGGTTTACTATCTTCCCACTGTTGCTGAGCACCTGCACCGCCAAGTCCATTTGCCATTATACTCTTTAGGAAAGGTTCATATGTTGCATGATAAAGCACATCTGCATCTTCACTAATGCCCAAGTTAAATAGTTTGTTAGGGGTAGTGTTTTTAGTTGCTTTTTTGTCGTGAAGTTTAGGCTTACCAGATCCAAGACCCAGTTTCTTGACATTCATATACTCGCCACCTACAGGAATATCCTTAGTAGCGTTCTGTTTAGTTACAATGCCTACGCCGCCAACTTCACTAAGTTTCATGCTTGTGTTTTGCCCTTGCCCAATAGTTGTTTACGTCTTTTAAAATCTTTTTGCACTTTATCTGTTACTGCTTGTACAGGTTTAGTAACTGTTTGTGCAAATTTCTTAAACACATTTTCGCTTATGTCCTCATCCAGTCCAATATTTTTGCGGCAACCATCTATCATTTTTACTACTTCAAAATGTTCAGGAGAACCTGGCTTACACTGCATTTCTTTTTTATACAGTTTCATAAGTAGCAAACGCATAGGTTTGTGATCAGGTGCCATTGGATCACCACAGTGTTCTGTGATGTCCTTGTCTATACCTTTACTTGCTGTACCACCACGCTTGCGTTGTGTTGCAAGTTCGCTGTATGCTTCTTGTATACTTTCGTTGTAGGTTGATAGTAGATCCATGTAACGTGGTAAATTATCCTGCACATTTTTTGCATCCTTCATTTTACCAAGTTTAGCAATATCTGTAGCCATTTCACTTACTTTTTCCAGAGCAGTACTAATACTCATTGTACCGATTCCACGGATAGCAATAACACTGTTCATAGGATCTTCTTTGTTAAAGTCTGTTATTTCTTCCTTCACACCCTGTGCGCCAAATGCTTTGCCCTGCCATTCTGCACTTTCTTTCTCTTTCTTAATTGGACCACCTTTTGCCCAAGTGTGGCAACTTCTTGCACTATGACACTTAAAGTGGTGCATCCAACAATAACCAAGTTCTCCATCTTCGTCAAATGTATCACCTGGTAGACAGTCTTTCATACGTTCGCTAATATCAAACGCAACACAAACACCACAGTTACTCGCCTTTGCCGCTTCTTCAGTTGTATCCCAGTACTCAGCAATATCTTTCCAGTAATCACCGGGTACATCTACGTTTAGTGGACCATAGTTAAATTGTTTTATAGTCCTATCTCTGTTTTCTGTGTTTATTTCAAGATCGCCCGCGGCACGTGGACATGCAAGTTTTTCTTCCATTACATCTGCAAGTGAGTGTCCACCTTCCATAATCGCTTGGTATAAACTTTTTCGTTGGTTCTTTTTATTAATTTGTTCTTTTAACATGTCTACTCTCGCACAGGCCTCTACGATAAACTTGTCATCCGCGCCCATATCTATAAGTTTTTCTAGTATTTCATCTGCTCTCTGCAGTTGTTCAACAATTTTACTTGCCATAGTTTGATGTATTTTAGGATCGTAACGACCAAATAAATCTGTTATCATATCACGTTGTTTGTTACTGTCTGATCTTGCAAATTCAGCACGAAACTCTGAAGCACTTTTCATGGGTTTGCCTAGTACATCAAAGTTTAGTGTTGGTACTGTAACAATATATGCATGCTTGTCAAAGCCTTGCATGTCATTTTGTGCAGGTTGATAATAACTTGGTTCGCCATCTTTGCGTGGTTGAAATGAGAAGCGAGGATCTTCCGCCATGTCTTTGTCACTGACTGCAAACAACGCGACTGTGTTTTGGGGATCATAGTTGTCTGTTATTTCAGTTGCTTGGTATGGATTTTTTACCTGAACAACACGGCTTGGATCAACGCCTGTTAGCGCCATCATTGCTCGCTTCTCTTCAAATGTGAATGGGGATTTGGGGGGATCTACTTTATTACTAGTAGCAATGAACACACGATTCTTGCCAAAACGTTTGACAAGAACATCGTATACGCTTTTATGTCCTTTGTGGAACGGATGAAACCGCCCCGGATAGATTACGAGTGTATCCATTGTAAATCCCTAAAACACAGTGTATTTATGCTATAGGTTTTCAAGGAGCCAGATGTATATAGGTGTTGTAAATTTGAGAGTAGTTCTTCCGTTCCAACTAAGTTTGCTTGCATTAAAACCTGTTGCACTTTTGCCCTCAGGATCCAAAGGTTCGTATGTTAGGAAATCGTCTAGTTTAAGAAAGTCCAGTTTAATGTTATCAAAACTTATACTGTTAATAATTACTCGCTTGTCTTGACTTATTTCACCATCATGTCCTGTATATACATCATTGTATGGATCCTTGTTCATATATTCAACACTTAAAAAATTTTGTGCGTTGTCTTGAATTTCAACATCTATATCTACTAGTGTATCATTTTTAAGTATTTCACCAAACTGTGGATAACCGTTTAAACTAATGTTTACATAGGGATCTTCTTTTACAGATGGATGTGTTATTATGCCAACATCTATTTTAATATTAACTTTCTCCACGGATTTGCTCCATGTCCGGATAGAATCTGTGATAGCCTACATGCACTAAGGGTATACTAGTGTCTGCCCATATAGTGCCTCCCAGTTCGCGCCAGCGTCTACAAAAACTCCAGTCCTCAGTTAGATATCTTCCCTGACTATCTATAGTGCAATTGAAGAAATCATATTGATGATTATTTTCAGCGTCACTTAATCCTATTGCATCAGTGTATTTTTGAGCACCTTGATCTATCATTGCTTCAAATACTACACGTTTAATCATCATGAAGCCTGTGCCCATTGTACCAACTTCTACTAGATCACCTTCACGTTTGCCGTTTTTCAGTGTGTTTACAACCATTCTAGGTGGTAATGTTTTTT